ATCCGCGCCTTCCACTCGTCGCCGCACGACTTCGAGCGGTTCGACCTGTCGAAGATCGGCACCGGCGAGGGCGCGCAGGTCTACGGCCACGGCATCTACGCCGCAGAGAACCCGGCGGTGAGCGGGCAGGGCGGGCAGTACTGGAACCAGTTCATGTCGCGTATGCCATCTGACGAGCAAGCGGCGGCAGGTGTGCTGCGCAATGAAGGCTTCAACCGCCAGAAGGCAATCGAATACTCGAACTGGAATTTGGATCAGCTGCGGCAAGGTGCGGAGAAGGGTGAACTGGATCCGCACATGATGAAGCTATACGAGGCGCGCCAGCGGCAGCATGACTTGCTAACCAGCGGCGCGCCTGTCGGCCCGCGCACCTACGAGGTCAACATCAAGGCCGACCCATCTCAATTTCTGGACTGGGACAAACCGGTTCAGGGACAGCCAGTGTTCGCGTCGGCTGCAGGGTCACGCAACGGACTACTGCGTGACGTGCTTAGTCGCACGGACACTGGCGAGAATTTATACAAGGCCCTGAGCTACGACACCGGGCTTTGGAAGAAGGGCAGCGAAGCATCCAAGATATTGGCTGGCGAGGGCATCCCCGGCATCAAGTATCTCGACGAGGGATCGCGGATCTCATCGCCCGATCAGATCCAAGCGATACGCGAAAACATTGCACACAGGGAAGCCCTGCTTGCAGAAAGACCCGGCGATCCGACTAACACCAAATGGTTGGCGGAATATCAGGACATGCTAAAACGGGCGGAAAATCCGACCAGCAACTACGTCGTGTTTGATCCTGCCAACATCGACATCCTGAAGAAGTACGGCATTGCAGGCGCCGCGGCAGCGCCAGTGGTTGGTGCCGCGATGGGGTCGACCTACGATCAGGGCACCTATCAGGAGCCGGATCCGATGCAGGGGACGTACCAATGAACCCCTATGAGTACGATCCCGAGCAGGCCGACAGCGTCAACCCTGAAGTCGCGAGGCGGTTCTACGACACCGCGACCAACATGGCGATCCAGCCCGGCGCGGCACCGGCTGCTGCTCCCGCGCCGAACGCGCGCTGGATGATGGGCGCGCTCGCCGCGCAGAACAATTACAAGCCGGTGCCGGAGGGCGCCTTCCTGCCGGACATAGGACAACCCGCAATATCGGCGGGCAGTTCGCGTATTTCGGAAGGTGCGCCGTGGGCCAATCGTCTTGTCACGGCGCTGACAACGCCGCGGCAGCCTGAAGAGGGCGACGACGAAGTCATGTACAGGACGGCTGGCGGACCGATCACGAAAGGCGATCTTAACCGCGGCATGGACATGGCGATGTCGTTCTCTGCCGGTGGGCTAGCTACCAAGGGTGTCAAGGCCGCACCGAAAGCCGTAGCGCCGGGGGAAGTGCTGAACCCCGGTAACATACCGGGAACGATCGACGTGCCCGTTCTCGGTCCGTCCTCGCCGATCAACGCGCCCTACATTTCAAATCCGCAGCGGGTGGCCAACCCCGGCATTTACAAGCGGCCGGATGTGATCGCGGCCGAGGCCGCGGCAAGGGTCGAGCCGGAGCACGAGGCGCTGAAGCAGCTGTTCGGCGTCACCCGGCAGGATCTCTATGACATCAGCCAGCAGGGTCGTCGTCAGGGCAACATGGAGACGGAGCTGTGGCAGCCGAAAAGGCCCGGCGCGCCCAACGAGGCTGCGCTTTCGGTGATGAACCCGGCCAATGAGCAGCGCATCCTCGATACGCTCGGCGAGGCGCGCAAGCATCCCGGTCTGGAGCAGGGCATGGTGCCTTGGTACGTGATGGACCCGATGTATCAGCGCATGGTGCAGCTGGTCGGACCCGAGCGCGCCGCGAAGGAATACATGGACTTCAACATGAGCGTGACGCCGTTCAGCGCAGGCTCAAGCGTGCCCTCCGAGATCAATCGCGGCACCGCCGCCAACATGATGCGCCAGCGCGGCGAGTACGACATCTTCAAGCAGTATGGCGGCATCGCGGTGCCGAAACGCGGCCCGGACTTCCCCGAGACGCTGCGCGACGTCAAAGGCATGATGGGGCACCTCAATCAAGCCAACCCGGTGGAACGCTATTTCAATACCGGATCTCACGGCTACGGCGACGACAACGTAAAAATCAACTTATACTCCGGCGCCTCGGGCGTGCCGCAGACCGGTTTCCAGACCACCGGCGCCGTGCCTGACGCACATTTCACCCGCGCGGTTGGCCTGCCCGATGCCCGCCGGAACCCGAACGACTTCAACGAATACATGCAGGGCACCGAGTATCGCCAGATCGGGCCGTGGTATCGCAACAAGATTGCCAATCCGCTCGGCATCGAGGCGGTGCCCGCGCAGGCGCTGATGTGGGGCACCTACGGCCCGCAGACCGGCGTCAAGACCAAGATCGGTGCTGGCAAGCTGGAGCTGATGTCCAAGCAGATGTGGGAGCGCGCGAAGAAGCTCGGCATCGATCCACAGGACTTCCGCGATCAGGTGCTGCGCGGCGAGCAGCACTCTGAACTTGAGGACGACAACCGCGGCATGGGAAGCCTTGCCTCGCAAAGCATGTACGGCTGAACTTCACCCCAAGGAGACTAGCATGGCTCAAAGCGCAGTAACGGTCACACCGCCCAACCCGACGCCGCCGACCAATTTTGGCACCACCGGCGCCACCGGGCCAAATCCGCCGAACTTCACCCGGCAGAACTATGCCAACATGGGCAACATGACGGCGGTGGCCGCCGACGGCTCCGGCGGGCGGCCGCAGTCGCCCTACGGCGTCAATCCCAACCCGCCACCTTATTATGACGACGGCGCGGCGCTGACCGCGACGGCGTTCGCAGCATCAGTGGCGGCGCTCGCCGGTGGTACCTCCGCCGCCGACAACAATACCGGCACCACGGCTGGAACCAATGCCGCCGGTGCCGGTGGCGACGGCTTCAACAGCGCGGTCGGCTCCTACCCCGGCGCCGCCAGTGGCCTCGTACCGGCCGCCGCCAGCGCCACCGCCGAGGGGCTGGGGACAGAAACAGTAGCGACCGCGAGCTACTCCAGCGCGATCTATGCGCCGATCCCATTGGTGACGGTCGGCGCCGGGCCCGCTCTCGTCAAGGCCACCACCGACGCAGGCGCCCCGGTTTCACCGAACGCCAACCACGCCTCCAGCCTGTCGCCCGCGACCAACCCGACGCTGACCAGCGTCTCGGCCGGAGGCGCCTCAGGCGGCGGCACCGCGACCTGCACCGCGACCGGCACAGGATTTACGCGGCAGAGCGTGCTCAACATCAACGGCATCAACTATCCGACCACATTTGTCTCAGCGACATCGCTCACCGCGGTGGCGCCGAAGAAGGCGACCTCCGGCAACCTGCCGGTGGTGGTCATCACCGGCGGATCGGTGGTGACGGCTCCTCAAAACTGGGTGTTCACATGACAACGAAAAAGCACGACGACCACGACGAACGCGAGCACGAAGGCAAGCACGACGCCGAGGCCGAGGCCAAGGCCACGCCCAAGGCCGCTCCGAAGGAGGAAACGGCACAGGCGTTTCCGCATTCCGCCTCGATCAACGAGCCGCAGACGGTCAGCCTGCCGCTGCCGCAGGGCGTCGTGGTGCCGAAGCCGGTCATCACCGGCTACGACCCCTACGAGTGCATGATTGGCGACCCGGACTTCCAGCTGGTGATCACCGGCGAAAACTTCTTTAACGACAGCGTGATCCACTTCGCCGGGCACGACGAGCCGACGACGTTCGATGCCGAGGCCAAGACGCTGTCCACAGGCGTGAAGCCAAGCCTGTGGGCGGAACCGGCCACGGTGCAGGTCCAGATCAAGAACGGGCCGGAGATCTCGGATCCGGTCGAGTTCGCGTTCCTGCCGATCGCGAGGTCATCCACAACGAGGAAGAAGTGAGCACGGCGGTCAGGACCGTGGCGAGCGGCGGGCTGGCGGTAACTGACGTTACCGCCTCCACCCCGCTGCGCGGTATGGCGGTCACCGAGAGCCTGAGCGGCTATGGAATAGCCGTCACAAAAGTCGCCAACGGCATTCCGGTCACCTTTGTTGTCGTGTCCACCATCGGAGGCAACCCGAAGTGATCGAACTGGTCGAGGTCGAGCCGGGCAAGTGGCGGGTCAAGAAGCCGTCACCTAAAGCGGCGCGCTCAAATCTGCCGCTGCCTTACGTCATCTCGGACATCATGGACCCGGTCGAGCAGGTCGACGGGCGGTTCTACACCTCCAAGCGCGAGTTCCGCGCAGTCGGCAAGGCCAATGGTCTGATCGAGGTTGGCAACGAGAAGCCGAAGCCGAGGGCGAAGCTGTCACAGTCCCGCGCCGCATCCGAAAGCAGACGCGCGTCGATCCGAAAGGCCGTCGAGCAGGTCCGTGCGGGTAACGTAAATTCAAAATAGCGGCCCAAGGGTCCGCAACGGAAGGAAAAAACCATGTCTGACACGACAGTTACTACTGCGGCACCCTTACCCGCACAGGCGCAGCCTAACCCCACCCCTCGCACTGAAGTGCCGATCAACCAGAACCCGATCAACTCGCCGAACCCGGTCGGCCCGCAGACCCCCTCGACCCCTCCTGACGCGGCGGAGGGCCGCCGCGCGGCCATCCAGCGCGCCTTCGACCGGGCCAATACCCCGCCGCCGAAGGGCGAGCGGCCCGCGCAGCGGACCGCACCAGCCGTCGAGGCCAAGCCCGGGCACAACCAGCCACCGGAAGAAACCAAGCCGGAGGCCCTCAACCTCCGCAAGCGGCCGCAGGCGGAAGCCGCGGTGCCGTCCGCGGCGCAGCCGCGCGACCGCGGCCGGTTCGCGCCGCGCACGGCGCCAGCCGCAACGCAAGGTGCGCAAAATGTTGCGCAAGGCGCGCAACCGGGACAGCCGGTCCGCAAACTGGCGCCGAACGCGCCTTACGCGGTGCCGCCGCAGCGCATGAGCGAGCAGGCCAAGGCTGACTGGCACGGCACGCCCGAGAGCGTGCGCGGCGACGTCGGCCGGATGCAGGAGGAGTTCGTCAAGGCGTACCGCGTATATAAAGGCGACTTCGACGAGATGACCAAGATCCGCCACTTCCACAAGATGGCGTCGGATCAGGGCACCACGCTGCATCAGGCGTTGACCAATTATGTTGGCATGGAACAGAAGCTGCGCGCGGACCCGGTCGCGGGTCTGGATGTCATCGTCAACAATCTGAACCTGCGCACCCCGGACGGCCAGAAGATCGGGCTGCGCGACATCGCGTATCACGTCCTGTCACAGTCCCCGGACCAGCTCCGCCAGCTGCAGATGGGTAACCAGCAGCAGGCTGCCTCGCATCAGATTGGCGCCTTGCATCAGGAGATCCAAGGCTTGCGCCAGACCGTGCAGCAGATGCATACTCAGCAGCAGTTCGTCCAGACGCGTTCGGCGATCGATGTTTTCGCCGACAGTCACCCGCGCTTTGACGAACTCGGGACCGCGATCGAGCAGGAACTGAAGCTCGGTTTCGATCTCGAAACGGCCTACCGGCGGGCAGAGCGTCTCTACCCGGCCACACACGCGGCTCAGACCCGCTCCACATCGGCTCAGACCCGAGAACCGGATCGTTCGATCCACGGCACCCACGAGATAGGCCCGGCCAACGGGACTTCGAGGCGACCGCGGACGGCAAGTCCAACCCCTCGCGCAGCTGTTGCGAACGCGATCGCGCGTTTGAACGGCCAGATCTGAACCCTTTGGAGAGGCAACCATGCCCAACGTCACCAGTAATGCGGCCTACCAGCAAATCCTGTCGATGGCGATCGAGGATCGATCGTCCGGCTATGAGGATCTTGTCTCAAACAACAACGCCCTGCTCGCGGTCATGAGAAGGAAGGGTCTCTGGCAGACCTACTCAGGTCCGAAAATTCGCCAGACCCTGCAGATAGGAAAACAATCCGCGCAATGGTACAGCGGTTATGACCAGTTGTTGAACCCCGCGATCGATTTGTTCAATGACGCGTTCTTCGATCCGAAGATGGTCGTCATTCCGATTATCCTAAGTTATCAGGAGATCCTCAACAACCAAGGCGACAACCAGCTGATGGACGTCTACGAGAGCTACATCTCCGCCGCGGAGAAAGCCCTCGAAGATGCGATGGATCAGGGCATCTACTCGGACGGCACCGCCAACGGCAACAAACAAATTACCGGGCTGGCAACCGCAATCCCGATCGCGAACACGACAGGCGTCTATGGCGGCATCGATCGCGGCAGCGCAATCATCTGGCGCACCGCGACCTTCGATGCCAACAGCTTCCTCTCGGGAAGCACGCAGGTCTCGTCTACCACGATCCGCCCGATGCTGAACTACGTCATGACGCAGCGCAGCCGCGGCCGCGACTACGCGGATCTTCTCCTTATGTCGCCGGAGCACTACGCGGCCTACGATGCCGCGACAGTGGCGATCCAGCGCCAGCAGAACGAGACAAGCCTCGGCAAGCTTGGTTTCAGCGCGCTCGAATACATCGGCGGCGGCAAGCGCGCCGAGATCGTGCTCGACGGCGGCATCGGCTCCAACATGCCAGCGAACACGACGTTCGGCATCAATACCGACACGCTGCGGCTTCGCTACAACAGCGCCAGAAACTTCGACAAATTGTTCGACGGCGACGGTCAGATGCCGATCGACAAAGATGCGATCGCCCAATTTATCGGCTGGATGGGTGAACTCACGATGACCAATCCACTGTTCAACTGGCGGATGTACGACAGCAACCCGGCCGCCTAGCGCCGAACAACGCAAAGGCTGTCGCGTACACCGGGCCGCTGACGTGTAGGTCGTTCTGCCTTCCTTCCACGAAGGCGGCCCGGACCGTTTCAACAAGGAAGGAAGGACTACCCATGCCCGTTCAAGATCCTGATGATTTACTCGTCGTGCTGTTCAAGCATCTCGCAACCGAGAACAAGGCGAAGTCGCTGGCCGAGGGACGGCCGATCTTCGACGATCAGGAGATCTGCGAGATCCGCGCACCCGGCTCGAAAGACGTCAAAGTGTTTCCGGCCAACGCCTTCGCGCGCTGGATCGACGATCCCATGACCGGCGAGCAAACCAAGCAGAGCTACGCCGAGCGTTTCTCGCATCAATATCGCCAGTTCAAAGCCAAGGCCTCGCAGACCAAGACCGGCACGCCGCTCGACTTCGCGCTTTTCCTGTCCGAAGGTCGCCGCTCCGAGCTGAAGGCGCAGAACATCTACACCATCGAGCAGCTCGCCGCAGTCGAAGGTGCCGAGCTGAAGAACCTCGGACCCGGCGGCAGGGAGATGAAGAACGCCGCCGAGGCCTTCATCGAAGAGGGCCGTGCGTCCGCGCCGAACAGGCAGATGGTCGAGGAGCTGGCGGCGCTGAAGGCGCGCAACGCGGTTCTTGAGGAGGACATGAAGATCAAGAAGGCGCGGCAGGAGGCCGAAGCCTCCACCGACGACGAGTTCGACGAGATGTCGCTGATCGAGCTGCGCGCGTATATCACTGAACAAACCGGTCAGGCACCGCTCGGCGCGTTAAACCGCAACGCGTTGCGCCGCATGGCCAAGAACTCACGGCCGGACAAGGTCGCATGACATGACGCTGTTGAGCGTAATTCGCGACGTCTGCGCCGTCGTCGGCGTTCAACAGCCCGCGTCCGTCACCACCAACCTCGTCGCCAACCGCACCATGCAGGAGATGCTGGCGCTGGCCAACGAGATGGCGCAGCGCATCGCCTACGACACCCGCGACTGGACGCTGTTTCGCAAGGTGAACACCTTCACCGGCGACGGTGTAAAGACTTCGTTCAATCTTCCAGCCGACTATCAGCGCATGCTGCTGACCAGCAGTGTCTGGCGCTCGACGCAGACGCTGTACCCGATGCTGTTCGTGCCGGACACCGACCAGTGGCTGAACCGCCGCGCGCGTAATTACTACGACGCCGCCGGAGAGTGGACGATCCTCGGCGGCCAGATGCTGATCGCACCGACAATGGACAGCGGCATTCCATTGTGGACGATCAATACCGTGTTCGGCGCGAACATTACGTTGCGCGATCCGGCCGACAATTCGTTGTGGCGTAGCACAGTGGCTACCACCAGCGGCTCAGGCACGTTTGCGGCCGATCGCGCCGCCAATCCGGGCTATTGGATTTCCGTGCCTCATACCAGCGTCTACTTCCCGTATCTGGAAAAGAACTGCGTCAGCCTCGCCAGTGGTGGCTACGGCAATGCCTTCATGGCCGACACTGACAGCTTCCGGCTCGATGAGCGGCTTCTGAAATTGGGCATGGTATGGCAGTGGAAGCAAAATAAAGGCACCTCCTATGCCGAGGACATGGGCACCTACTCCGACGCGCTGTCGATCGCGATGGGGCATGACAGCCCGGCACCGATCATCATCGGCCGCAGGCCAATGGGCGGTGGCGTTCGCACCGCCTATCCGTTCCCGGTGCCGACATGAACGTCGCCGCCTACCAAGGCTTCAGGCGGCAGGCAGTACCGGCTCAGGTCGCGCAGCAGCTGCAGACCGTGACGCTGCCCGCGCCGACGCGCGGGCTGATTTTGAACGAGAACGAAAGTTTCATGCAGCCCGGCGGGGCGCTGGTGCTCGATAACTGGATGCCGACCATGAAGGGCATCCGGCTGCGCGGCGGCACCAAGACATGGGCGCAGCTGCCGGAGACGACGCCTGTCGTATCTATGTTCAACTTCATCAGCGGCAACCAGCAGCGGCTATATGCAGGCAACGCCACCAAGCTGTACGACGTCACCGCGTCGACGCCGGTGTCGATCAAGACCGGTCAACTGTCTGGCAACTACGTGGCAAGCCAGCTGGCGAACCAAGCTGGCGACCACATGCTGGTCGCCAACGATGCTGGTGACTTCCTGCTTCACTTCGACGGCACGACGTGGACGACGCTGAACGCCAGCCAGATCAACGCGGATCCCGCCATCACGCCGCCGCCGTCCTGCGTGGCTGGGCACAATTTGACTTACGTGTGGAAATACCGCGGCCGCTACTTCTTTGTGGAAGGCGGCACCATGAACGCGTGGTATCTGCCGACCAACGCCTTTCAGGGCCGTATTTTACAAATACCTCTTGCCGGTGCCGCCACGAAAGGCGGCAAGCTGCTGTGCGGCTTCACGTGGAGCATCGACGCCGGGGATGGAATTGACGACAAGTGCGTTTTCATGACCGATCAGGGCGAGCTGCTGATATTCACCGGCAGCGATCCTTCGACGGTGGCGAACTGGCGGCAGGAAGGCCGTTACGCTACCTCGTTCCCTCTTGGCATGAACTGCTGGCAGCCGATCGGCGGTGATGTGCTGATCGCCACCGTGGACGGCATCATCCCGATCAGCGCGTCGATCCAGAAGGATAGTTCGCAGCTCGAACTGGCCGCGATCACCAGACCAATCAAACCACAGTGGCGCGACGAGGTGAATGCCAAGCGCGCGCTGCCGTGGACGATGTGCAAATGGGACGAGTACGGCGGGCTGTTCGTCACCTACCCCGGCGGCATTCCCGGCAGTTACACGATGGGTGCAGTCAACGTCGCCACCGGCGCGTGGTGCAGATTTACGGGTCTGGACGCGATGTGCTTCGGCAGGCTGCGCGCCGATGCGTTCTTCGGCACGCAAGGCGGAAAGATCGTCCAGTTCGAGCGCACCGGCACCGACGACGGCACGCCCTACACCGCGGTCATGGTCGGCGGCTGGGAGATGTTCTCCTCGCAGTCGGCGACGATCGTGTGGCGACAGGCGCGCGCTTCGTTCAGCGCGCGGGCGGGCGAGCCGTTCCAGCCGCAGCTCAGTGCGACGACGGACTATGTGATCGTGATCCCGCCGCCGCCATCGGCGGCGCCGGATCCCGGCCCGCTCGATGTCTGGGATCAGGGGCTGTGGGGACCGTCAGCGTGGACGCCGCCGGTGCTATGGGCGAACAGCACGGCGTACACGGTCGGCAATATTCGCTACGACGGACCCGGAGGCACTTACTGGACCGTTGCGGTGGCACACACCAGCGCCGCTACCGGCGTGTTCGCCGATGATCGAACCGCGCATCCAACATTCTGGACCGCTACCGCTGCGCCGGGTCCGCCCGCACCGTCTGCGCCGGACGTTCTGCAATACGCGCAATGGGACCAGCCCGCTCCGGCAACCGCGACCGTGCGCAATACGATGTGGGTGTCCATTGGATATACGGGCTTTTCGCACGCGCCGATCTGTCAGGTGACGATCGCGCAACAGGCGTTGCCGAGCGTCGAACTGATCTCGATCGCGGCGACCTATGACGCGGCGGGGGTTAACGTATGACACAGGAAGAACTGCAACAGCTGCTCACTGGCACGGCGCCTCCGATTGACATGACGGAGGGGCAGTTCAAGTTACTGCCGGATCCGCGGACGCGGCAGGCGCTGGAGCGCACGTTCGGCAACCAATTTACCATGCCTGTAATAGATCCGATGAAGTTTGACCGTTCCAAGAGAACGGCGACAGAGCAGGGACTTCGCCCTCCTGACACTATTCCTCCGCCCAAGTATTCTCCCGAGCTGGGGTTTGGATCTCCTGATTACCCCTTGATCCAGCAACCCGATGGAAGGCAGGGGTCCAACGGCAGCGGAGTTCCGCGCTATGTCAATCAGTCCGTTCCTGACGTCGGGCCTTACGGCACCGCGACCAACCGCGCGCAGCCGTCGACCGGCTACGACACCGGCGCGCCGATGGGCGGGCTGTTCAGCCAAGGCTTCATTCCATCGAGCAACCCGCCGCTGCCATCCTATGTGCCGCCTCCGGCGGCGCCGGGGAAAAAAGAGGATCCGGTCCGCGACGCCATTGCGCGCGAGGTGATCCGCAACGCGGCCTACGAGCAGGGCTATGGTGGCGGCTACACCTCGCTCGGCCTCGGCGACCCCGACAATCCGACACCCCCGGCGCAGGAGCAAGCCGTACCTTACGCCGCACCGCCGGAGGACACGCCAGCGCCGCCGGTAGCGGTGCCGCAGGCGCCGCCGGATGCCAAGGCGCCGGTAGGTCTCACGCAGGACGAAGTAGAGCACGGCGTGGTCGATCCGGCTGTGGAGAACGAGGTCGATGTCAATTCGCAGCCACCCGCCGATCCACATGCGGAAGATCCGGCCACCGTGAACCAGCCGAGTGTAGTAGCGCCGCCTGCTCCGACACCGCCGCAAAAAGGCGAACCTACGGCGGAAGAAGATGCGGCGGCATTGGCAGAAGCTAATGCCCAAGCCGTGCAGCAAGGTTACATGAGCCCGGAGGGCGTACCGGGGAAAGGCGTTACTACCACCGCGGAGAACGCCAACGCAGCTGTGGCAGCCGCGGCAGCCGCTGCGGCAGCGCCGTCATCAGTCGCGCCGTCGCTGGGTCAGGCTACCGTAGGCCAGTCCGGTCAGGCCGCGCCCGGCGCGCCCGGCTTCGGCGGTAGCGACAGCGGCGCTGCACTGGGCAATCCGGGTGGCCTTGGGCTGGCTTCCGGCGCGCCCGCATCGGTAGCCGGTCCCGGCTTCGGGCCGAACGTCGGCTTCGGGCCCCCCGGCGGAACGGTCAGCGGGTTCGGTATCGGCACGGTTGGCCAGCCCGGCTCGATCGCAGGCTTCGGCACCAACGCCACCGGCGTGCCCGGCCTGACGGGCCAGACCGACGCGGTGACCGCGAACGCGGCTCCGGCGGCGCCCGCGGCACCGGCCGCGCCGAGCGCGCCGGGCGCGCCGGGCGCGCCGGGCCATTCGGTGGGAGCGGAGGCGGCAGCGGCTGTTGCGGCTGCTATCGCCGCTGCGCCTCCGGCGGCGGCACCACAAACCGCACCGGAGAATGTTACGCAGGCGCAGGTAGACGCGCTGGCAGCCGCTGCGGTGGCCAACCAGCAGGCCCAGCAACAGACGGCGCCGATGTCGCCCGCGCAGATGGCGACCGCGCTGGCCAGTCCGACTGCGGTGAGCCTCGCCAGCCAGATGGCAACGCCTGTCGGAATATCGGTGACGGATCAGGCGCAGATGAACCAGATGGGGCTGAACCAGACGGTTGCGGACAGCATCGACCCATCGGTTCAGGCGGCGATGGAGGATATGGCGAACCAAGCCGAGACCGATGCGGCACAGACCTCCGCGTTTGGTGCACAACTGGGGCAGGCCATGGCGGATCAAGCTGCCGAGGGCGTACCGGGCGCTCAAGTGGGCGCCCCCGAGGGCGATCCCGGAACTGTCGGCTTCGGCGGTACCGCAACCGGCCCATCGGGAGAAACGGGCGAGGCCGGAAGCATCGGTGGCGGTGTGGCTGGCGCAGTAGGGGCGACAGCGGCTGGTGACACTGGCACACCCGGTTCGGCAAGCGCAGATGGCGGTTCCGGTATTGGCGATGGCGTCGGCGGGGGAGGCATCGGATGGTGACAGGCAAGCATACGCAAGCCGAGGCCAATTACGGCAAGGGCGATCCAATCGATCACTGCGGCATCTGCAGGTTCTATCGAACCCCCGGCGGCTGTTCGGCGGTGATGGGCGCCATCAGTCCGTTTGGCGTGTGCGATCTGATGCGCGCGGTGCCCAGCCCGTTCCCCAAGACAATGTCGCCCGCCGAGATGAACGCGGTCAGGGCGATGGCGGCGGACGCCACCGATCGCAGTGGTCAGGTCATGGGAGGGCAGCAGGGTGCTTGATTACGTCTATGGACACGACCAGCTGGTCGCCGACTTCGTGGCGGTGCTGATCCCGTCCGTGCGTGAGCGCGGCTTCCCGAAGGCGTCGAAAGCGATAGGAATTATCGAGGATAACAAGCTGATCGCGGGCCTCGTCTATCACAATTTCGACCCGGCCGCGGGCGTGATCGAGATGTCGGGTGCTGCGCTGCCCGGCAGGTACTGGCTCACGTCGGAAACACTACGCCGGATCTATGATTACCCGTTCCTCGATGTCGGCTGCCAGATGGTGCTGATGCGGGTCGAGGAAAAGAACACGTCCCTGCTGCGCGTGCTGGCTGCGATCGGCTACGGCTTCATCCTCGTGCCGCGGTTGCTCGGGTCGACCAAGAATTGCGTCCTCTGCACGCTGACGTTCGAGGCGTGGCATGACAACAAGTTCAACAAGCGCGACCGGCGGCAATACTCGCTGGAGAAAGCAAAGGCCGCCTGATGCCTCCCTATCTGCCGCCCGGTATCGACAACCAGCGCAACAGCATCACCTCGGCGCTGATGAACATCTCCAGCCCGCCGCCGAGCGTGGCGCCGCAGTTCCCGCAGGGGCCTGCGCCGATCCCGCAACAGGGCCAGCCGATGCCGCCGCCCTACTCGCCGCCGGGCATGCCCGGCGCGGGCACGCCGCTACCGGGCGCCGCCCCGATGTCACTGCCGATCGTGCCTCGGCAACCCGGCGCGATGGCGCCGCAGCCGATGGCATCGCCGGGCGCGGCGCCGATGCCCGGCGCGGCACCGCAAGGCATGCCGCCGCCGCAGGGACAGGGATACTGAGAAATGGGAAGCATATTCGGAAAAGGTGATGCGCCAACCCCTCCCGATCCGCAGGCGACCGCGCGCGCACAGACCGGCACCAACGTGTCCACCGCGGTGGCGAACGCGTATCTGGGCAACGTCAATCAGCAGACGCCGGATGGCTCACTGTCCTATAACCAGAGCGGAAGCTATGGCTGGACCGATCCGACGAGCGGCCAGACCTATAACATCCCGACCTTCACGGCGACGCAGTCGCTGTCGCCGACCCAGCTCGACCTGAAGAACACGCAGGACGCCACCAAGCAGCAACTTGCCAACATCGCCAACCAGCAGACCAACCGCGTCGGCAACGTGCTGTCGACGCCGTTCAACCCGAGCGGCGGGCCGCAGGCAGGCGACAGCTCGACGATCTCCAACATTCCGAAGGCGCTGACCAGTTTCAATCCCGGCATCCCGCTGCAGACCGGCTTCGACAGCGGCGGCCAGATCACGCAGGACTACGGGCCTGCAGATAACTATTCCGCCGATCGGCAGCGCGTCGAGGACAGCCTGATGGCGCGGATGAACCCGTCGCTGCAGCAGGAGGAGAGCCGGGTTCAGCAGCAGCTGTCCGATCAGGGCATCCGCTACGGCAGCCAAGCCTACAACGACGCGATGCGGACCTACCAGCAGCAGGCGAACGATGCGAGGTACGGCGCGATCTCGCAGGCTGGTCAGGAACAGCAGCGCATGGACGCGATGGCGGCGCAGCGCGCGGCGTTCCAGAACGCGGCGCAGGAGCAGGGCTACCAGCAGAACCTCGGCCAAGGCACTTTCTACAATCAGGCCGCCAACCAGCTGTTCACCCAGAACGCGGCGCAGGCGGCGTTCGCCAACGCTGGCCTCGCGCAGCAGACCAATCAGGCGCAGGCGGGCTTCAACGCGGCGGAAGCCGCGCGAAATCAATGGCTGCAGGAGCAATACGCCAACCGCAACCAGCCGATCAACGAGATCTCCGCGCTGATGAGCGGCAGTCAGGTCAGCCAGCCCAACTTCGTCAACGCGCCATCCACGCAGATCCCGACCACCGACGTCGCAGGCATCACCCAGCAGGGCTTCCAGAACCAGATGGGTCTCTACAATACCCAGATGCAGCAATCCAACGCCCTGATCGGCGGCGTGCTCGGCTTGGGGGCTGGCGCGTTGAGGTCGGACCGCCGCGCCAAGGAAGATATTGACAAGATCGGCACGGTGTTCGCCGCCAACAGCGATGGCGCGCGCAAGAAGCTGCCGATCTACCAGTACAGCTACAAGGACGACCCGGCCTCGACGCGTCATATCGGCCCGATGGCGCAGGACGTGGAAAAGATTACGCCGGAAGCCGTCGAGGAGCACGGCGGTACCAAGTATATCCGACCCCGCGAGGTGATGGGGTCCATCATCAGGGCAGGCTAGGGAGATGGTCAACGTGCCAAAAGATGTCGCGGCGCTGGGCTACCAGCAGCTTGAACTGCGCAAGCGCATTGCGCAGCAGATAATGGCGCAGAAGATGGCGGCGCAACGCCAGCGCGCGGTCGCGCCGCCGCCTGTTGATCCGACGGGGCTGGCCCAGCAACAGCAGCCGCAGGTCGATCCACAACAGCAGATGCTACTCCAGCAACAGGCGGACGAAGCCGAGCGGCAGCGACAGGCCGCCCTGATGCAGCAAGGGATAGGTGTGTGATGGCAGGACCGTTCGACGATCTGGTGACTGGCAACGTGCCCATAACCCCGGAAGGCATGGCGCTGCGCCAGCGCATGGCGCTGGCGATGATCGGCCGCGACCGCAAGGGCTACCCCAAGAACCCCGGCGAGGGCCTGACCGCGATCGGCGATGCGCTCGGCGAGCGATCGCAGATGAACCAGCTGGTGGCGCAGATGTCGCAACTCGAGCGCGCCAGCGCCAACCGCGGCGTGCGGCCCGCGGTGCTGCCTGCGGCTCCGGCCGCCGTACCGGGCAGCAACGATCCGTCGACGGGGCAGCAATCGGCAGCGCCTGCGCCGGTGCAGACCGCGGATGCCGCGCCGTGGCTCACCGGCGGGCAGGTCAGCCTGCCGCCGCCACAGGCTTCCGCCTCCGGCTCGCCGTTCCCTGACGTCGCGCAGGACACCGCGGATGCTTCCCCGCAGCTGCCGCCGACAGCGCCGCCGGTGCAGGACGCCAGTGTGTCGCCGCCGCAGCAGGATCTGAGCTATCCGCAGACGGCCGCGAACATTCCGTCCGACATCGTCTCGGATGTGCCCGACCCCGGCGTGCAGCGCGCCTCGCTGCCGCCGCCGGATCCCAACATCCGCGCGCGAATAGCCGGGGCGCTACAGGCGCGGCAGGGAGGGCCGCAACAAAACCCTATGTTGGCGGGGCAATCCCCCGCCTCCATACCCTCAACTTTCAGCCCGGACGACCTTGGTTCCCCACCTGACCTGAACAACCGGCCGATCGAGATGCCGAACATTCAGCTGGCACAGGCGCAGCCGCCGTACCAGCGCGGCAGCTTACGCGAGGTGCCCATCACCGGCATCAAGCCGTCCGGTGCACCGTCCGAGCCGGTGCCCGAGGCGCCGAAGCAGCCGCGCACCGAGGAGATGCCCTACGTCCCGCCGAAGTTCGAGAAGCCGCCCCGGATGGCCGATCCGGGATCGCAGGAGATCGACTACATGAAGGCGGCCAATGATCCCGGCGTGCTGCCGTCCTACCAGAAGCAATACGCCGCCGAGGCGCTGCGGATGGCGGAGAAGCGCAAGCTCGATCACGATCAGGCGATGAAGGCCTACGAGAGCCGCGACTTCATGCTCAAGCAGGCGCAGGAGCGGGCGGCGAAGGATGCCGAGACCAAGCTGAACCTGCAGAAGCTGGAAGATGAGAAACAGCAACGTCAATACACCGAGCGGATCCAGCGCCATCTCGGCGGCCGCAACCCGGCGACGATCGAGGAGAACCTCTACAAGAGCCGCGCCAGCGTCGCGAATATCCCTGCCATTACGCAGTCGCTGCAGCGGGTCAACGCAGTGGTCGACAAGATGTATACCGGTCCGACCGCCGATGTGAACACGTTCCTGTCGCAGCTGCTGCCGACTTTCCCCGGCGGCTTCGACCCGGCCAAGGGCACCGCCACCCAGCAGTTCAGGACCGCGATGACCGACATCATGGCGGCGCACCGCGCCGCCGTGGTCGGCCCCGGCTCGCAGTCCGGGCCCGAGCTGGCGCTGCTGCAGAAGTCGACTGCTTCCGACGCCAAGCTGAACATCGACACCATCAAGGAGAGCCTGCAGGCTGCCGAGCGGCTGATGATCAAGACCGCGATCGCGCACCAGCAGGAGGTTCACAACTACGCGGGCAATTTCGACGCCGATCGCACCCGCTCGGTGTTCGGCAGCTTCGGCGTGCCCGGCATGATCGACGTGGTGCCGCCGCGCACTGTCGGCAAGCTGATGCAGCACGCTGACGACAAGCAGGCCAAGGACGATTTCGATGAAACCTATCACACGCCGGGTCTGGCCGATCGGCTGATCCAGCGCGAGCTGATGCGGCAGGGGGCGCGCAGGTAATGGCTGGCATCTGGGACGACGATCTCAGCGCAACGCCGGAGATGCCGCCGCCCGCCACCGGGCGCCCGGCGAAGCCGCTCGGGCAGGCGATGCCCGCGGTGCCCTATGTGCCCGGCACCTTCAGCGAGGATCTGGCGCCGCCGCCGGTAAAGGTGGCAGCGCCGCCCGCGGCCGACACCCGCCCGTTCCTGACCCGCGCCGACGAGGCCGTGGGCGACGCCATTCGCGGCTTCACCAACGCGGTGACGTTCGGCCACATGGACCGGCTGGCCGGAGCAGGAGAGTACGCCGTCGGCCGCGCGCCGAGCTATGACGCGGGAGTGAACCAGCAGGTCAAGCTGTCCGAGGAGGCGCAGAAGCGCAGTCCCTACGCCACCCTTGGCGGCGAGCTGGTGGGCGGCGTGGCGCTGCCCGGCTTCGGCGCCGAGGCGCTGGCCACGCGCTGGGGCAATACCGCGCTCAATACCGCGCGCGAGGCCCGCAACGCCCGCTTGGCCGCGTATGGCACGGTCGGTGCTGCCACCGGTGCGGCTCAGGGCGCGGGCAATACTTACACCGGCAACGCTGCCGACTATGGCGCAAACGCCTTGATCGGCGGTGCGTTCGGTGGTGTGCTGGGCAGCGCGCTGGGCGGCGCGGTCGGGCCTAGACCAAGAGTTTCTGCGGCCAAGACACCAACCACGGACGAGACCTATGCCGCGCGCGATTTTGCCTACGACAAACTTCGCGCAAACCAAGGCTTCTATGAAAACCCGTACCTCGCCACCCGTGCCGATCGACTTGCAACTGATCTCGGCACCTACACACCCACTGACATCCCGACGTCACTACGGGCTGTCGAAAGCATGCGAGCCTCCACTGCCGTTCCCGGTGGCGGTAACACTCCGGCAGAGATTGAGCGCATTCGCGCAAGCATTAACAAGATCCCGAAAGGACCGGAACGATCGGCGGATCGCCAAGCTGGCTACGAGGTCAAAAAAGCCATCGATGACTTTTATACAAACCCTCCGCTGGGCGCTGTCCGAGCTGGCACTGAAGCCGAGGCTGCCGCTGCCGGGGAAACTGCGGACCTTGCCCGGAAACTGCACGGCGCAGGTCGGCGCGGCGAGATCTACGATAACATTCTCGGCGACGCCCGCCTTGCGGCCGCCAACCCGCGCGGCGGCACCAGCTATGAGGACGCTGTCTGGTCCGGTGTCAGGGGCCTAGAGAAATCCGATCGTCCCGGCGCGATGCCCAAGCTCGCGGGCTACAGCGACGCCGAGAAGGCGGCACTGGAGAGGATCGCCTATCCCGGCTTCGGACAGCGTTTCCTGCGCGAGGGCAGCAAGTATCTCGGCGCCGACCAGCAAGGTTTTATCAACCCGATCACACTGGCTGCTGGAGGCGCCGGTGTGGTCGGAACCGCCGGGAGCTATCTCGGGGCTGACCCGACAACGTCAGCCGTCGCCGGTGCCGCCCTTCCATTGACCGGCCTTGCGATGCGCTCCGGCTCGACCCGACTGGCGCGCAAGGCGATACAGGATGCCTACGACGTCATCCACCAGAGCAATCCACTCTATGATGCGCGTGTCATGACGTCTGGCACCAAGTCCGGCGGCGGCCTGCCGCCGACCGCCAATAACGCGGTGCGCAACGCGATCGCCACAGAGATGGTGCGGCGTAACCCGCAGATACTACCGCCAATCACGGTCGACGAGGAGCAACGCTAATGCCGCGCGATGGTCTGAGCCAATACGCCCCGCCGCCGGGCACCAACGGCATCACCAACTACACGATCGAAAGCACGAAATATAACGGCTTCGTCGCCGACGTGACGCAGGACCTCAACCTGCCCAGACCTATTGTTGCAGGCGGCACCGGCGCCAACAACGCGCGCGATGCGATGACATCCTTGCAGGGCGATGTCGCCTATCAGGTCGTCACCAACTACGACACCTACGCGTTCGTGTCGGGGTCGTTCTATTCAGCAGCCGGTGCGACGTCCGCACCGACCGGCAACGCCTTCATCGGACAATGCTACACCTCCGACCCGGCGGTGGTGCCGCCTGCGGTGCCTGCCGGGCAGAATATGTTCATCGAGGCGCGCGATGTCACGACGGGCCTGAAGTACGTCAGGCAGAAAGTGGCAGGCGTATGGATCAACAGTGGCGCGTGGGCGCAGCAAGCTGGATCGGTTACCGACACCGACACCCGCTACGTCAATGTGACCGGCGACACCATGACGGGAGCGTTGACGGTTTCGCTCACCGCCGCTCCAACCACCGGCTCCTACTATTTCGGCAATACCGGTGGCAAGTTTCTGGGCTACGACGGCACCAACTATCTTTTCACCGGCGGCAATGTTTCCGCGCCGAATTTTATCGCGACCGGCTTTGTCACATCAGGAGGAGCAGGCACCACCGGCTTTCATTATTTCGGCAATACCGGCACCAAGTCGCTGAGTTACGACGGCGCCAACTTCAATCTGGCGGGCGGCAGCTTAAATCTGGTTGGCGGAAACCTTGTTGCTTCCGGTGCCATTAACGGAACCAGCCATCAATCTGCCTTAACCGCAACCACTGGCACTTATTATTTTGGCAACAGCGGCACCAAGTATCTGACCTATGACGGGACCAGTTTCACTTTGCTTGGCGGCAATCTGCTGGTCAATTCCAGTGGCATCGTGGCCGGTAACGGCGGCCTGCCCGCCGCGTACTATTTCGGCAACAGCGGCACCAGATATTTGACCCATGACGGCACTCTTTTCACCTTGGCGGGCGGCAACCTGCTTATTGGCCCCGGCGGGCAGATACCTGCCGTCAACGCTCCGCTGCAGATCGCCTACACTGGCGGCGCAACCCAGTACGGCATCGGGTTTCGGCCCTCGAATGATACCACCACCTCGCTGTATTTCTACAGCGCCGGTGGCGCGAACATCGGCTCGATCTCACACACCACAACCACCACTGCCTATAACACTGCATCCAGCGCCGATCTGAAGGAAGACCTGAAGTCATTCGACGCAGGCAACATCGTTGATCAGACCAACGTCTATGACTTCAAGTGGAAATCGAGCGGCGAGCGCGCCTATGGCGTGATCGCGCAGCAGGCGATTGACGTCTACCCGACTGCCGTCACGCACAGCAAGCAAGATGGCATGGAGGATGATTTCTGGGGCGTGGATTACTCCAAGTATGTTCCGGTGCTGCTGCAGGAGATCAAGGCGCTGCGGGCGAGGGTCGCGGCGCTCGAAACAAAATGATCCCGCTGCTGGTGATGATCATCCTGCACTCAGGCTCTGGCACCGAGATCGATCTCCAGACCGACAGCATCACCAATCTGCGCAACCCGGAGCCGCACAACCAGTTGTTCACCGGCAACGTCAAGTGCGTGGTCAACATGAGCGACGGCAAGTACGTCACCGTCAAGGAAACCTGCGCCGAGGTGCGGCGATTGATGGAGGTTAACAGGTAGGAGGCCACAATGGCCGCAATGGCAATCAACGTACTCTGGTTCCTGATCGGTCTGATTGTGCTGGCAGGCGTGATCTATCTCGCGATATGGGTGATCGAGAGCTTCATCTGGCCGATCCCCGAACAGGTCAAAAAGGGGATATGGGTCATCGTGCTGCTGCTGGCCCTCATCGCGCTGATTACCGTCTTGGTAGGTGGCGGCTCCAATCCCTTTCACAGCCTCGGGCATTGATCCGATGCCTCCACTGGACACCGGCCAGCCCAAGATATGTCGCGGCTGCTGACGTGATACAGCGCAGCGACTGGTGGCTGGTGCTGATGGCTGTTACAACGATCGCACTGCTGGCGCTGCTGGTGCAGATATTGTGGGGATAGATCATGCGCATCTGTATTTCTTCGGGCCACTCCACCGAGTGCCAAGGCGCCTCCGGCATCCTCAACGAAGTCGCCGAGGCCACCCGCGTCGTCAACCAGCTCGCCATCGACCTGCGCGATCGCGGCCATGAAGTGATGACCTACCATGACACGGTCAGCACATCCCAGAACGAAAACCTCAATCGCATCGTCGACTGGCATAATGGACAGACGCGAGATCTGGACATGAGCGTTCATCTGAATGCCTATGTCGAGACCGCCAAGCCGATGGGTTGCGAGGTGCTCTACTACAGCCAGCAGGCGCTGGCCGCCAAGCTGTCGGAAGCGATCGCCTCCTGCGGCTTCATCGATCGCGGCGCCAAGAAGCGCACTGACCTGTTTTTTCTCAATAACACGGCAATGCCCGCGGTCCTGCTGGAGATCTGCTTCGTCGACAGTCTTGCCGATGCGGAAGTGTACCACGCCAATTTCGAGGAGATCTGCGACGCCATCGCCGACGAGGCTGGCGACGAGGGCGAGGACATCTTCGCGCCGCCGGGCGGCGAGGCGCTGTTCCACGCGATCGGCTCCTGCTCGGAGTTCGGCGGCCCGGAGGACATCGGCGTGACATCGGACGAGGGGCTGGCGCTGCACTTCGACGTCACCGCCGACAACCAGCATCTGTTCCTGCCCTACCAGCCATCCGGCAGCTCAGGTCTGGCGCGGCGGCTCAATCCTTACGTCCACTACATCGCCTGCCGCTGGAACTACGACATCACGTCGAAGGAGATGCTGGCGGACGGCATCGCGCTGGTGCGGGTGCCCTCGACAGGGCAGGAGCTGGCGGCCTTCCCGGCCGACTGGGGGCCGCATGAGGATACGGGCCGGATCGCGGATCTGTCGCCCGGCCTGCTCGCCGACCTCGGGCTGGAAACGGACGACGAGGTCGAGATCATCTTCCCGCACCCTAGCGCATCCGGTTGACCCGCCACGCCCTGTTGCCCGGCTGCGGCACCTTGTAGTGGGCGGCGCAGCGGGCGCAGACCGCGTCGTCGGGCTGCTCTACTTCGATCCACTCCGGCGGCGTAAGCCCGCACACCGGGCATCTTTTCTTGACCAACCGGTAGAGGTTCTCCGGTGTCGGGTTGGTCAGATAGGGTTCGTCCACCTCCAGAGGTGGACGAAGTTTTCGCTTAAGCCATCGCAGCATGGAAACCGCCGTCGCGCTTGTTGCGGCGGTAGCGGTTCAGCATGAACAGGCCGAAGGCGGCGGCCAGAAGGCCCGGAAGGCCCGCGCCGACGACAGGACCCGGCACGGCGAGGGTTGGCGCGACGTCGATGCGGTAGTGCTCGAAATCGGTGATGGTGCCGCCCTGATCCAAGAGCCGCAGCGAGGTCATGACCTCGCCGTTGATGGCGGTGAAGGTGAAGCCGTTCTGGCCCGGCCCGAGCGCGCCGAACAGCGTGGTCAGGTCGAAGGCCTGAATGGCCTCCGGGTTGCCGAACTGGTCATTGGCCTGCACGAACGCAAACACGTCGCCGGTGCCGGTGATGGAAAACACCTGCGTGGTGGTGCCGAGTACGTTGGTGTTGGTCGCGTCCATCACTTGGATGAACAGGTTCTGCGAGCCTACGATCTTGATGTCGTTGCCGTTGGCGGACGCACCGAAAGTCGTGCTACCACTTAGATCGCGAAAGTCGACGATACCGGTGTGCTGCCCGTTGAGCAGGGCGGTCGCCAGATCGCCGCTGATCGAGTTGAAGATCACGTTGTCGCCGGTACCGCTCAGGTTGTTCTGGACGATGACGTCGGCGCGCGCCAGTCCAACCGTCGCAAGCAGGGCGGCGGTAGCAATCAACAGCTTTTTCATGGGAGGCTCCGGTGCAATTGTGATGAACCAATGACGCCAGCCTACGCCTCCCGGTTCCCCTAGTCCATCCGACAAATTTGGGGTACAGTGCTCCCGCTTGTTGTGATGGACGAGCAACCCCAAGCGCCCGGCGGCCAGCACCCCCTGCCCCCGCCGGGCGCTTCTTTATTGGGTGCGACGTGGTGCCTTGCGCCGCGCGCCTGCGTGGCGCTGGTGGGCCAGCTCGGCCAGCTTCAGGAAATCTTCCTGTGACATGCGGAACGCCGAGCAGGTTTGCGCCAGATGCGCCGCCACGACGCTGGCGACCATCGCCTTGGCGTCCTTGTAGGGCACGTCCATGCGGCGACAGCTGTCGAGCGTGTCGACGATCAGGTCGGTGACGCGGTCGGAGAAGTGGTCGCCGATGTCCTCCAGCATCCGGCTTCTCATGGCGCCCTCAATTCGGCGATGACGCAGGCGTAGATCATGATCAGGCAGGCCACTGTCAGCGTGGCGGCGACGATATAAATGAGGTCGTAGTTCACTTGATGCTCCCGGTGACGAGGTAGTGCGCGGCGGCCACCTTGCGAGCCGTCTCCGGATCCGTACTCCCGATCGGACGCGCGTCGAGATCGCGCTTCAGCGATGCCCGGTAGTCGTCGGCCGATTTGTAGGCGGCGGTCTCGACCGGGCAGGCAATCTTGGGCGGGTCCGGTTCCTTCAGGATCGCATTGATGGCATCGGCGATGCGCTCGATCCGGGCAGCGTCGATCCGCAGGTAGAAGCTGATCTGCATGCCGCCGTGCTCGCCGTCAACGGTCAGGATCAGCGGCGTGTCGATCGACTGCATGGCGGTGGCCTTTAGGGTCGTGATGTCGTGCAGCGAGAGGTAGGTGGTAGGGATCTGCATGTGATGCTCCGGTTAAACGTCAAGTTCAAGTTCGGTAATTTCAGGCTTCATGCTTCGGCTCCCACCAGTGCTTCGACGAGGTCGGCGATCGCCGACATCTCGGTGTCGCCGGTTCCAAACTCCGGCGAGGTCTCGCCGTCGTCCAGAATGAGGCGGGCGACGTAGGTGCCGAGCGCGGTGCGGTCCATCTGGACCGTGTCGCCGCTGTCGGGGAAGTGGATAATGCTCATCAGATGTCCTCCTCGGGGTGGCACCAGTCGCAGTCGGGATCGGTGCAATCCTCGACGCCGTGGTGCATGCGGTTCATGAGATCGGCGTAGTCCGGCTTCCACGGCCGGTTGCTGCAGTCGATCATCTCGTGGATGAAGTCCGACTTCCAGACCTTGCCCTTCGGCGCCTCGATCCGGCACTCGTGGGTCTGGCCGCTGCGGTCGTCCTCGACCTTGGCGCCGATCAGGGCGGCGTGCGCCTTGACGTGGCGCAGGGTGATTTCCTTTGGTTCCTTCGGGTACTTCACTGGGGTGGCTCCTGTTGTGATGAACATAACCTAGCACATCAATGGGTCTTTGTCAATTGTTATTTTTACATTGACTTATTGAGATTTGCCCATTATACCCTGCCGGATGGCAAAACTTCACCCCATTGCAACGAAGTTGCTCGCTGACATCGAGGCGTATCGCGCGCGGGTCGGCATCGATCGCACCGCCTTCGGCGTCAAGGCCGCGGGCGACGGCCATTTCATTTCCCGTGTAGAGGAGGGCAAGATCCCGAGAATAACCACCATCGACCGCGTCTACGCCTACATGGACGGCAAGACCAAGGCCGTCCGCGTCAAACCCATCACAACGATAGAGAGACGACCGAGATGACCATCAAGAACCCGATCGCGACAGGGGTGTCGCTGATAGCCCTTGGAATATTCCTGTTGATAACTACCCACGCCCGCGGCCAGACCACCAACGGCCTGACCGCGGCCCAGAAGGCGCAAATCGCCGATCCCAAGAACCCGCAGTTTGAACCGATACCGCAATACCAGTTTCCTGACGCAGACAAGAGCGCACCAGACGAAGCCACCAAGGCGTGGGCGCTGCAACGCGCCTACCAGCTCAACGGCAACAGCATGGTCGGCAACGATCATATGATCGACCTGTCGAAGGAGACGCCGTTCTCGACCGTGGTCAAAACCGAGCGCATCCTTCCCGTGGCCAGACCAGACATCAAAAACGAACTGGACGAGCAGGCCGACCTCAACATGGATGACCTGCGCAAGTTTTCGCGTCGGGCCAACATGAAGATCGACATCTGTGCGCGCTACCACAAGAGCAAGGTCAGTATTAACGGCGGCAAGTCGTGGAGGTGCAAATGAGCGATCCCAAATACGACTTTGCCGAGATCGGCAAACAGATCGTCGCCACGCTGACCAAGGCGGCCGAGGATCAGGTCACCGAGGCCAACAACCTGCTCGCCAGTGTCAAGGTGCTGGCCGAGGGCATCGACGCCCAGCTCGCCGAGCACGCCAAGCTGCTCAACAGCATGGACGAGCGGCTGAACGCCTTTGGCCTCGACGTGGTCACCGCCCACAAGAAGTTTATAAATGGTGGCAAGCATGAAAACCCCAGCCCGTAAACTGATGTTCACGCTGGAGCAGATCCAGTCCGCGGACGAGGATCAGGCTGGCTTCTGCCTCGCCTGCGGCAACGAGCAGTATGGCTGCGAGCCAGATGCCAGACGGTATCGCTGCGAGGCCTGCGGCGAGAAGCAGGTGTTCGGCGCCAGCGAGCTGGTGTTCATGGGTCGCGTCAAATGAGGGACGGCATCCACGACTGGACCGCGGACATGATACTCGCCTTCACCAAGCTGCACCGCCAGCAGCCGCCGATGTCGTTCGGCAAGATCGCCGCGGAAATGTCCGCGGCGTTCAACATCGAACTGACAAAAAATGCCTGCATCGGCAAGGCCTCCCGCCTCGGCCTGCCGACGCGGCAACAGTCCGACACACCGCGCAAGAACAGGGGGAAAGCCAAGATGATCAGGATCCGCGTCGACGCGCCGATCGCAGCCGAGATCGCGCCGCGCAATACCGAGGCCGGGCTGGACATCTACCAGCTCGGCTGGGGCGACTGCAAATGGCCGCTCGGCAAGGTCGACGACCGCCCGCCCTACCGCTACTGCGGCGGTCCGGCGCTGCTCGGGCGACCCTACTGCAACAAACACACTGAGACGGCGACTGGAAACACCAAGGTGAAATGGACATGAAGAAATGGGAGAGATCGGCCGCCGAGCGCACCATGACCTTCAACCACAGGCAAAGCACCACGGTGCCAATCCGCGATTTGCACAACGACGGCCGTATCGTCTTTCTGGTGGACATCTACGGCTGGACCGGAGCCGACGTTTGCGCCATTCCAAGCGGCAGCGATCCGCTGGTTAAGGCGGTGCAGCGGCTCGGCCTCGACCCGGACCGCTACCAAGCCGTGCTGTGGGATGTACAATTATGAAGGTGTTTCTGCTCGTGATGGCGACGCTCGGCCCGCTTTACAGTGGCGACCAGATCGTGCCCGCCTCGATACAGGAGCTGCCCGACATGGCGGCCTGCGAGGCGGTCGCCAAGGCCGCGCGCGAGGCTTCCAAGAACCGCGTGGTGGTACGCTGCGTTATCGCAGAGAAGGACACCGAATAGCTCAGGCAGCCTTGTTTCGCGTCTGTCTGCGGCGCAGGTAAGCCTCGAAGGCTTCCTGCGCCGTCATCTTGTTGTAGACCCGCGACAGCTTCAGCTCATCCACAGTATTGGTGGCGACGCAGACGCGGACCACGACTTGCCTCTTCTGGCCGGAACGATTGATCCGCGCGATGGTTTGCTCCCAATACTCCGGCGACCATGTCGGCGACAGCCAGCACATGTCTGCCCCGCCATGTTGTAGATTTAGTCCATGGCCGCCGGAGGCCGGGTGCAGCGCCATGAACGGCAGCTTGCCGAGGTTCCATAGTTCTATGTTTGCCGCCGACTGCCTGTCGCTGACGCCGTCGCCGAGGTAAGGCAGATCGATACCGAGTATCGAGCGCAGCATCTCAAGGTCGTGTATGAACTCATAGACCAGCAGCATCGGACCGGTTGCGCTCTCGATCAGATCCTCCACCCACTCACGCTTGGCGTCATGGACAAACTGCGCGACCTCGTCATTGCCGTAGACAAAGCCGTTGGCCAGCTGCGCGAGCTTGCCGGTGGCTACGCCTGCGCTGGCGGCGATAACATCGCCGGACACCAGCTTCTTTTCCATCTCGTCGTAGCGCGCTCGCGCCTCGCGCGGCAGCTCGACCTTGTCGAACACGATCGTCGGCTCGGGCTGGATCAGCTCACCCTCCGCGACCGTTGCCACATAAGGCGCGATCGCGGCGTTCAGCTTGTCCTCTGCACCGGGAAAAGGCGCCCAGTTATACTGGTTGAAATCGGTCGGGTAGAAGTGCTCCTTCTGCCACTTGTAGAACGAGCGACCCCAGAGCTTGCCGCGGGTAACGACGCGGGCGGGCATGAACAGGTCCTGCGCAGAGTTTGGACGTAATGTGCCGGTCAGTCCCCAGATCATCCTGAAGCGCGACGCCTGTTTGGCCAGCGCCGCGGCGCGCTTGCTTTTCGGGTTGCGCAGGCGCGAGATCTCGTCGATGACCAGCAGGTCGAACAGCGGACTGTCGTCGTCCTGTAGCGCCAGTTGCTCGCAGAGCCACTGGGCGACATCCAGCCCGACGATGGCGATGTCGCGGCTGTGGACACTGGCAGCAAGCAGTCCCAGCTCACGATGCATCGGTCCGCCGTCGAGCACGGTGTAGCGCAGCCTAGTGGTGTGCTTCCACAGCTCGATCTCGTCCGGCCAGACCACGCGCGCGACGCGTTTAGGAGCTATGACGAGGGCGTGGCGAATGACCTTGTCCCTGATCAACTCCTCGATCGCGGTCAGCGCGGAAACGGTTTTTCCAGCCCCCGGCCTGAGTACAGCCATTGCTTCGTCGTGCTCGTACAAAAATCCGGTAATGCGATCCTGATAGGGCCGCATCTCTTTTTTCTGTCTCACTTGTCCTGCTCCAGTGTGTAGCGGGCGATGGACTGCATGGCAGGACCGGCGGTCCAAGGCTGCCGCAGGATGGCGCGCAGCGCCTCCTCCAACTTGTGTATGCGCGCCTTCAACATCTTGGCGGTAACGCGCCGCTGATCGAACGGCGTCATGTCCGGCGAGGTGTCAGTCTCAAGGCGTGGCCGGAAGGCGATCATCTTGGTGATCTTGCCTGCGGCGTTCGGCACCAAGCGGTAGCCGTCCTGCACGATCAGTTTTTTCTTCTTCAGTGAACCGGGCCGCGGGGAGAAGCTGTCGCGTTCCATGCGGTGAAAGCGCGCGACCTCGGTGGTCGTCAGCGATCCGCGGGCCGCCAGTGCCTCGCAGAACATCCTCTCCAGCATGGTAGCGTCCACCAGCGCCGCCGCGATATGCGACGTCACCGGGTCGGTGCTGCGGACTGGCGCGTCGTCGATCGGGGGATATTTCATAGTCCGTGGCTCCCTTCGTGCTTGGTGTAGTAGTACGCCATTGTCTCCTCGCTCATGACCGGCAGACCTTCGCTCCAGTCGAAGCCGCGGCGCATGGTGCGGCCGAGCATGAACACCGCCTCGTGGGCTTCGGCAGCGGTCGTCTCCACAAGTATCTCGTCATGGGTGTGCAGCCGTACCGGCATCCACGCCGCCTCCTCGGCCTCCAGTCGAACCAAGGTGCCGCGCAGGAAGTCCGCGGCGGTCGCCTGCGTGACGTTCTCGACAAAGATCCCCGGCCACAGCTTCTGGCGACCATAGGACCGCGCGTAGGTCCACTCCAGCTTGCGGTCGATGACATTGTCGTCGTCGTCGAGGATGTCGATCCACTCGCGCTTGAGCGCGCGGTAGATCAGGCGACGGCCGGACGGCAGCGTGCAGGATAGCGTGCCGCCAAGGTACCTGCTGTGGAACATGAACGTCACCCGTCCTGCAGGCTGCGGGTGGCCCGGCATCAGCACTGCCTTGTGCATGCCGTCCCATAATTCCTGACCGTAATTTACCGCCCAAGGATTGGCGGCGCGCCACTGCTCGACAATCGTCTTGGCCTCGATGTCGTCGATGTGCATGCCGTAGGCGGCCGCCATCGCCTGCAGCGCGTTGACGCCGCCGCCGAAGCCCAGCGCCAGCTCGGCGACCTTGCCGCGCTGCCGGATCGGTTTTGTCACTTCCTCGATCGGGATGTGCGACAGCACCGCTGCCGTGCGGGTGTAGAGATCAGGCACCGAAGGATCCTCGTCGACGTCGCGGAAGATCTGCAGTCGCGTCGCCGCACCGGCGTAGTGGTCGCACAGCCAAGGCAGCACTCTTGCTTCAATCTGGCTCCAGTCCGACCAGACAAAGACGTTGTCGCCTTTCGGGATAAAGGTCGGCCGGATCAAGAGCGATAGTTTTCTCGCCACCGGCGCACCGTCGCCAAGGGCTGCCACTTCATCGTACTTGGCGCCATCGAGGATGGCGTCCAGCGCCTGCTGCTCGTAAGGCAGCGGATCGCGCGCGAGGTTATGCACCTGCACGCCGCGGCTACTGGCTCGGCCGGTCTGCGCCGCGCCGTTGAACACGTACTGCCCGTAGAGCACGCCGTCGACGTGGCTTTGCTCGATCTTTTTGAACTTGGCGGGCGTTTTAGATCCGCCATAGAGCCGCAGCTCCAGCACGCGGATGACATCCGCGGCCGCAGGATACTTGGCCTGCATCAGAACCAGCAATTTTTGCACCTGTGTCCGTGTCAAGGTGTTTAAAGCGGGCCTTTTAACCACCCCAAATTCGTCCTTTTCCTCCTCACGCTTCTCCAGCACCTTGCGACCATCCTGCGGCAGCTTGGAGAGCAGCCATTTGGTCATGACCGCGACTTGGTCGACGGTCTCGACCACGCCACCGGTGAGCTGCTTCAGCTCCACGCTGGAGCGCACCTTGTCCTGCTCGGCCAGTACGACAGCGCGCCTCACCAGCTTGAGGTCGACATTGGCGCCGCGCTCGTTGATCGTCTCCATCGCGAAAAACTCCTGCCATTCCGCCTTGGAGAGCTGGAAGGTGGCCCTGAACACGGCGCGCATGGCGTCGATGTCGGTGGTTGCGTAGGCGTTGCGGAACAGCGACCAGTCGGAGGGGCGCGTCAGCGGCGTCGCGGCGGTCTTGTGGCCGGGAATGCAGAACATCGGGATCAGGGTTTTGCCCGCGGTGTCCTTCTTGGCGCGGCCAATAATTCTGGACGCCATGTCCAGATCCGGCGGCAGGCCAGATGCGACCGCCTGCGCCATCACGTCGATGACATGATGCGGCTCCAGCTTGGGAAAGCCGATTGTGCTGAAGTTCCAGACCGCGCGGTCGAAGCCGCTATTCCAAGCGGCCCAGATCGCCTCGCCGCGCATCACGCGTTGATGGTGGTTCATGATCTTCGCTGGCATGTCGGTCCATCGAAGGGGTATGCCGTCGAAATCGTAGACCGCGCGGCTGTCGGCGGCTTCATCGCCGATCGCGAAGGCCAGCACGATCGCATCCGCCTCGGTGGCGTAGCGGTAGGCGCCGGACTTGATGTCGGTGGCGCTACGGGTCTCGAAGTCGATATACCCTACGTCAGCTGGCGCAAAGGTCTGGCCGTACTCCCGATCGTTCACGGTGTTCCCCGTCTGGTGATGGCACCGGCAGGCTTAATTGCCCGCCGGTGGTAACGATGGCCCGGTAATTCGCGTATTTAGCGGGCCGCCGGGCGGCGGCGCTGGCCGACGTGGACCTGCTGGGTAGGCTGCGGCTCCTCGGCCGCTGGAGCAGCCTGCGCGGGCGCTACAGGGGCCTTGCGCTGCCGGGCGGGCTTGGGCGGCTCAGGCGCGACTGTTGCCTGTGGCGCCGCCACGGCGGCCTTGGGCGCGGACCCTGCAAGATTGCCATCCGCGTCCGCCCACGCCACGATCTTGAGGATCGGGTTGTAGATCAGGCCGTACTTCTTGTGGTCGTAGCTGTCCATCTCCAGCTCGACCACCGGCCAGTAGTTGACGCGGTCCATCGCGTAGCGGGCGCGGACCTTGCCCATCAGGTCGGCGAACGCGTTTTTGAAGCCAAGGCTGTTGTTTTTATACAGCACCAGCGTTCCGGCATCGTCGCCGTGGATGCAGGTCAGTTCCATGCTGTACTGCTCGGCAAAACCCTGACCGTTGATTGGAGGGGGGCACGGCGGCCTCGGCACTTGGATGCTGTCCATGACCTGACCGAGCAGCTGCCCGTCATTCCAGCAGCACCAGCCGCGTTGTAAGGACATGAGATTGATCGCCCACTGCGAGCCTTCCTGCACCTCCTCGTTGGACTGGCCGAACACCCATTCGCCATTCCTGAGCAGGCGCAGCAGCGGCTTGCCCATGTCGCTGGTCGACATCCCGGCGCGGACGTCCTCGACGCCGCGCATCAGTGCGTCGCCGAGTTCGGTCGACGGCATATGCTCGTTTGCCCTCATCAGATCGTCAGCCATTTCGTGTTTCCTGTCATAGTGAGGTCTGTCATCGGCCGACCTCTTTTCGCCGTTTTAAGCCAGCCGCTTCAGCGCGCTGGCAAACTCTTCAATGGCCACGCGCCGCTCCACCGGCGGCGCCGGATCATCAGTCCGGCACACCGTCGTCTCGGTTGTCGGAGGTGCGACGCGCAGATGGTCGGGGATCTCAACGCCAAGGCGTTTTGCGGTGGCGTCGACCGAGGCGAAGGTCTGCAGCTGGCTGCGCCAGATCTCGCCAACTTCAAAACCAAGATCGCGCAGCGCCTGCTCGACTTCGTCCTCGTCGATCCACTGGCGGTTCCTGACCTTGTCTTTCAGCCGCCAGCCCGGCACCTCGCCGCCTGCTTCGAGGTAAGCATGCAGCTGATCGTTGACTTCCTTGGCGAACATGCCGAGCAGGTCGACCAGCGTCTTGGCGCGTGACAGATACTGGCCATAGGGTGTCGCAACGCCGAGCAGGGCCGGGTCATCGGCGCGCATAGGCGACACCGGCTTCAGCGCCGCGATCTCCAGCATCGGCGCGGTCCACAGCGGGCAGTCCAGCTTGCAGGGCGCGAACCGGCACCACTCGCCTTTTTGCCGCACCGGATCGTAGTCCAGCGCCTTGGCCACGGCGTTCTGCAGATCCTCGATGAACCACTTCACCTCCTTGCGCGTGACGACCGTGTGTGAAAGTGGGACGTCGCTGCGCGGCTGGATGATGGCGAGCGCGATCGACTTGCGCCCGGCGTAGAGCTGCTTCAGCGTCTGCATGCTGGCCGCGGTGTAGAACATCAGCTGCGCATTGACGGTATCGCTGTCGCCGTGATCGTAAACCGCCTTAACGCCGACGCCCTGTCCGAACTTCCAGTCGACGTGCAGCACCATCTTTTCATTGCTGAGGATCAGGTCGCAGGTGCCGTGGGCGCCGGGGATCCCCGGAAAATCCACGCCCTGCTCGACGGCGACGACCACGAAGCCGCCGCCATATTCGTCCTCGAGTTTCGCCAGCGCGTCGAGCGCGGGCAGGATCATGGTGTCGAGATGCTCCTGCGTCAGGTCGCGATCGTAGAACTTGGTGCCGACGATCTTGCGCGCGTAGTCGTACTCTGGAGCGGCGACGCCGCTGTACTGGCGACGCTGCATCAGGTGCGTCATCACCTCGTGCATCGCGGTGCCTTCGTCAGCGTACTCTGATGAAACATCTGCGCTGGGCGGCAGCTTCAGCGTGGCCTGATAGGAGCCGGGGCAATTGAGCAGACGTGCAGCGGTCGAGCCGCCAACAATGGAAGAATGCTTGGCCATTACAGTGTATCCGGTTTCGTGTCATAGGTTCTGTGGCCAGATTGAGGGAGACCCATCACAATGTCAAGGGGACCGCGCGAGGACACGGTCGAGGAGGAATTAGTCCGCCGCGTCCGCGCGCTCGGCGGGCGCTGCGAGAAGATGTCGATGAAGGGACGCCGCGGCTTTTTCGATCGCCTCGTCGTGCTGCCGGGCCGCGTGATCTTCTGCGAATGCAAGCGGCCGCACGGTGGCGTGCTGTCGCCGCACCAGATGTCGATACACGCCGCCTACAGGGCACTAGGGGCTGTGGTTGCCAACATCAAAAATTCGGCAGACATTGACGACCTGCTGAAAAAATAGAGGCCGCACGGTGGGGGCACCGCGCGGCCTCGGTCACACATCCCACCCAAACGTAGGAGCAGACCCTGTGCCGCATCATGACCGGTCCAAGACCAAAACGCAACACGAGGCCTTAACACAATCCAGATTGACTTTGTTCCATAATGGCTACCACCCGATCCCGACCAAGGGCAAGATGGCCTTGGTCAAGGGCTGGCCGTCGCAGGATTTCCTCGACCGCGAGATGGACGAAAAGCGGATCGCGAGTTGGTCCAGACGTTACCCTGAACTACAATCAACCGGGGTGCGCGTCGACCAAGGGCTGGTGGTGATCGATGGCGACGTCGACGACGAGGAGCTGGCGGAGCTGGCGTGGCGGGCGATCGAAAAGATTGCCCTCGATGCCGCGGAGGCTGGCCCGACGCGCTACGGCAAGAGCGAGCACAAGTTTGCGCTGTTTGCGCGGCTGAAAGGGCCTGAGACCTTCCGCTACGAGGCCAGCCACGGCTACGTGCGGCCGCTGGAATTGGCCTTGTGGCAGTCCGCCTTGGCAGGCGCCGCCAAGGGCGAGCGCGTGCCTGAACCTACAACGCATCGCCTTGAGATCTTTGGCAGTTACGCTGGCGGTCCGTGTTCTCAGCACTTTGGCGTGGTCGGGCCGCACAGCTACAACGACGATGGCTCAATCGCGGCGGAGTATCGCTGGGGCGAGGGGCCGACGCTGGAGAATACGCCGCTTTCGGACCTGCCAGTCATCAGCCACGCGCAGGCGGTGGAAATTCTTGTGCTGTTCGAGCGGCTCGCCACCGAGGCTGGCTGGGTGCCGCTCTCCGAGCCGATCGGCGCCAACTCGACGGTAGCCTACGACATCACCGAGGCGACGCGTTTTGATACGAACAAGGGCGGCGAGCAGATCGATTACGAGGAGCTGTGCGCGGATTTCTACGCCTGCGGCAAGGACTTGAAGTGCTCCGCCAGCTTCATTCCCGGCCGTGGCGAGGGCGGGCGGCGCGACCACGGCATCGTGGGCGATGACAACCGGCACCAGTGCGTGGCTGTGCATGTCTATGGCGATGGCGTGACCCACTTTCCGGCCTACCTCGCCAAGCCCGGCGACACCATCGAGGAGGAGATCGAGGCGGTCGGGGCAGCGGTGAAGAGCGACAAAAAGGTGCTGCCGTTCGGCGTCAGCATTAGCGACTTCTATGCCTTCATGCCCAAGCACCTCTACATTTTCGCGCCGACCGGCGACCTCTGGCCCGCCGCCAGCCTCGATGCGAGGCTGCCCAAGATCCCGATCGTCGACGCCCGCGGCCAGCCGGTGCTGGACAAGAAAAAGAACCCCAAGACGATCCCGCCGCACCTCTGGCTCGATCGTAATCGCCCGGTCGAGCAGATGACGTGGGCGCCGGGCGAGCCACAGGTCGTCAGCGGCAAGCTGGCGGTCGAGGGTGGCTGGGTAGCGCGCAAGGGCGTGGCGGCGTTCAATCTTTATCTGCCGCCACAGGTCAGGCCGGGAGATCCGGCCAAGGCCGATCGATGGGTGCATTTAATTCAGCGTATTTATCCGGACCATTGGCGGCACATCGTGGCGTTCTGCGCCCACCGGATCCAGCGCCCGGCCGAGAAGATCAACCACGCGCTGGTGCTGGCGGGTTCTCCCGGCATCGGCAAGGACACCATACTGGAGCCGCTGGTGCACGGCGTCGGACCGTGGAATTTCGGTGAGGTATCCGCGCATGACGTCATGGGCACCTACACCGGCTACGCTCGCAACGTGGTGCTGCGGATCTCCGAGACACGCGACCTCGGCGACGTCAGCAGGTACGATTACTACAACAAAACCAAGACGTTATCGGCGGCGCCGCCGGACATGCTGCTGGTCAATACCAAATACGTGCCGCAGTTCTACGTCCCCAACGTGCTCGCCATCATCGCCACCACCAACCACGAGACAGACGGGCTGTATTTGCCCGCCGACGATCGGCGGCACTACGTCGCCGGGACCGACATCACCTACAAGGACCACGCGGAGGGTTACCTGCCGGGGATCTGGGACTGGTACGCCGCGGGCGGGGTCTGGGACGTCGTGGCCTATCTGGCGTCCTTCGACCTGTCCGCCTTCGACGCCAAGGGACCGCCCGTCAAGACGCCCGCGTTCTGGCGCATGGTTGACGGCGGGGCGGCCTCCGAACTGCCTGAGTTCAGGGACGCGCTGGAGAAGGCCGGGGAGAAAGGCGAAATGCCCGCGGTGGTGACGGTGGCGACGGTAGCCATGCACGCCGAGTTCGAGCTGAAAAAGTGGATGAGCGACCCGAAAAACAAACGCAACATCGCCCGTCGACTGGCCGACTGCGGCTACGTTCCGGTGCGCAATCTGGACACGAAAGATGGCAGGTGGAAGATCGATGAAATCAAGCATACAATCTACGGTAGGCGTGACCTGTCGGGAACGGATCGCTATCGGGCGGTCGAGAGCATGCGCGACAAGGTG